ATGAGCGCTAAAACGTTATTACATTTCAACTTTAAAGGTGGCGTAGGTAAGACCACATTGAGCGTCATGAACACATATTTATTAGGCTCTAATAAAAACAAGGTTTTGCTAATTGACCTTGATCCGCAGGCTAACGCAACTGAAATTATGAAAGCTACTTTTAACAAAGAAATCGAACCAACTGTATCTCTTTATAACGGGCTTCTAAATTTTGATCTAAGCAAATCAGTAGTTGCTCTGACTGATAATATTTCAATAATTCCAGCTGATTGGGAACTAAGCTTATGGCCTGGTAAAGCTGAAAAGATTAAATCTCATGATCGCATGCTTATACTAAGCGAGCTGATTAAAAAATTTAAGGAACAATTTGATTACATTATCATCGATGTTCCACCAACACTTTCAATTTTTACTAACAACGCCATCTTAGCCAGTGACTATATATCATTAGTATTACAAACTCAAAAACAAGCTTACACATCCGTTCTTAAAACTGCTCAGTACATGTTTCAATTAAAGAGCGATTATCAAGCATCATTTAACGTTGCCGGTGTTATTCTTTATCTCGTTAAAAAGGACGCCAAAGTTGATAAAGAAATAACGCAAGCCGCCGTAGATTCATTTGGAGATGCTGTATTTGCTAACAGAATTTGGCAACAAGAGCGAGTTAAGCTTTTTTCAAATGAAGGAATTAAGAATGAAGACCATTGGGATAAACGAGCAATTGGAATGTACGATATGGTACTAAAAGAACAATTAAAGCGGATTGGGGAAATGGAAAATGGCTAATGATTTTTTAGGCAAATTAGCAAAACAAGCTAACCAACAACTAGGCGACAATGAAAGTCCATTTAAACAAAAAAAAGAAGTCACTAGGCCCGTGCAAGTACGTGAAGGTACGTATAAAATGATTAAAGATATAGCCTATCATAAGGAAGCTAAGATAGTTGATGTCATTGACTCTATGCTTAAATACGCTATCAATTCAGGCGAATTTGACGAAAATAATAAATAATTTAAAATAAAAAATAAATTATTTATTTTAAATTACAAAAGCTCGAGGTGCTTTGATGAATAAAAAACGAGCAACTATTATATTTGATGAAGATGTCTCAGATCAAACTAGTACGAGTAAATAATCACGTGCGCTCAGACAACACGTTCAACTTTTAGACGTATACTTGTCCGTTTAAATGAAGCAGAATGCACGCAAAAAAGCCCTCTACCATGCGAAGTAGGGGACTTTTTTGAAGCCAATCTATACAAACATTATTAGGGGAATGCTTGTGCCTAATTAAGGCGTATCAGTTATATAGCAATCAATTGAAAATGTCACTCAACTCACTAAAAAAAGGCCACCCACCTCGTAATGAGATGAGTGGCCTTAATGTCAATTTACTATTTTATATCTTTTGTGATCAAACAAAAGACGCCCGCTTCGTTAGGAGTGGGCGTCTTAAATACTATATATGTAGACCTTTCTGCAGGACAGCAGAAAGGAGAAATAAATATGAATTTAGATCACAATACCGAGGTGGCCAAACCTCGAACATTTGAGAATCAATATCTACAAGTAACTATAGCGGAACCCTCGCTAAAAGTCAAGTAACGTTTTATAGGCTAGCACTCTAATAAATTGTATGCTAAAATTAAAGGCGTTGTTAAGTCCATCTAGCCAATGGAAAAAACGTTAACAATAAAGCGTGATACATTTGAGAATCAATATTAAGTTTACTTGGTGGGGGTGGGCATTACTCCTAGTAATGCTATACCTCCTCCTTAAATAAACGAAGATTGAAACAGCTTATGTGTGCCGGCAAGCAGGCCAACATAGAAGCTGCTTTTTTCTTTGTTAATATATTCTAACATAAATATGAATCATACTCTATTTATCCCCTTTTGCAAAATCATTATTGACAGTAAAAGTAGCCGTATGCCCGGCATAAGTTGCACACTACAAACTATTTTAACTCTTAGAAAATAAAGACACTTTAATTTCAGCAAAAAGCCACCCACCTCGTAAGAGATGAGTGGCCTTTTCAGTTTACAAATAGTACCTGGATAAAACTTAGTTTATCACTATTTACTTTTTAATTCACGTACATCGTTTTCAACATTGTCTAAGCGTTCGTTGATAACTTTATGCTCGCTTCTGCTAGTAATTAAATCTTCACGCAGCGTATTTTGTGAATCAAACAGCCGTTCAATTCGCTGGCTACTATCCTTCATACTTTGAGCAATGTCTTGCAGCTGATTTGTGAAGGGCTTCATGATAACCATCAAAGCTGCATAGATACCCGCGACTACAGCCAAAGCTAAGGTGATTAATTCGATCCAACGATCAAAGGTCATTACTTACCACCAGACTTTCTAACCAACTTTACATATTCCTTGTTAGCTGAGATGTACCCAACATCAGTTTTAATCCGGTACACTTTGCCATACTTAACGGCTTTACCGTAGATTGTACTGCCCTTGGAGAAGCGAATACGACGCTTATTAGCCTTGTCTAGGGCCGGCTTACCATACACGTTAACCTCACTGGTAATCACTTCGTACAAGCCGTTATCAGCCCAGTATGAGGCTTTCTTAGGCGTTGCCTTGGTAACCTTACCAGACAGCTTACCGTCGAAGTCATAACTGCAATCTACCCCGTGCCAGTTGTCGGTATATTGCCAAGCGTTGGCATTAGCTACCCCCGGTTGACTGACACCATAAGCCGCCACCCAGATTGCTTTATCTACCAGTTGGGAACGATTAATTCGGCCAGCATTGAACCAGCTACCTGAGCCGTAAGTGATAACATTCTTGTACCCGTGACTAATCAGGTACCAAAGGAATACGTTAACCTGACTGGTCGTGGAATATGGTAAGTCTGGTGCTTCAACATCAATTGCAAGTACCGTGGACTTATCTAATCCCATCTTCTTCACCCATGATAGAAAGTATTGAGCTTCAGCCGTTCCCCGTCCATGGAAAAAGTGATAAACCCCAACGGTATCAAACACTTTGAAACCATTGGCAATCTGGGTACCAGCCTTGGGACTGAGATAACCAGTACCTTCGGTTAATTTGACCATAATCCCATCAGCACCCCAACCTTTGAGCTGTTTCATGTAAGCCAAGGAATCGGATTGATATGATGATAGGTCAACAATTTTCTTAGTCATTGCTTTCAGTCCCTTCTGATGGGGTAATGACCTCCGTTGGTGCCGGGGTAACTACTGGGGCATGATTATCACCACCAGTTGCCTTGTATGCTTGATAAGCCTTCTCAACCAGTCCTGAGATAGTTTGGGCGTCTAAGTCGAAACCATTGGCTGTCAATTGAGCATTAACGAAGCGGATTGCTTCCTTCTTCCGGTCAGATAGGGATAAACCAGCCATAACCGCCATTTCTGGGACGATGGTATTAGCCAAGTTTAAACCAACTTCTAGGGCTTGTTTGACGTGGGTATTCTTCTCCGTCTGAACCTTACGAGTTAAGAGTGGCTTTACCAGCTTGTACACGGCAGGAATTAATACTAGTAAGAAAGCGAATACTCCCGCATTATTAAGCCAATTGAACACATCTGTAATTTCTTTGAACATTTCTTATCCTCCAATTTTGGGCAAATTAAAAGCACTGACTAACTGGCTGAGTAGAAGCTAGTTAGTGGTGCTTGTGGTCGTTGCTTGCGTTGTTGGTGCTACATATGCTTCGGTGGTTTCCTTATCTGGAAACTGGTTATCTGAATCTGATTTTACGTAATATGCTTACATCTATTTACTTACTAAATTGCTTCAATCTTGGTCAAAACAGGATATGCGTAGTAATAATTATTACCATTATTACTGTAATTATTCGCAACAACCATTCCAACAAAATTAGTCAAGCTTTGTTCTTGCTGTGCCAGAACTAAACTGTTGGTTTTATTTGTATACATTTTCAAATCATATTTATGAACACCACCTGATCTATCATTATCCCATGGATAAAAATTTATATCAGTATGCTTAAATACCGTTGTATTTCCTGACATTAATTGTTTCCGTGTTACTGTAACAGATGATGGATAAGTTACCGAAGTTCCATCAGCACTTGTGGAACTTCCAGTTTCCCCACTAGTGAATAAATAAACGTCTCCAATGTCATATGTTTTAACGATAGTTCCCAATCCAAACGTTAATTTAATACCTTTTAGATCTTTAAAATATTTTGGCAACTCTAATGCTGATTTCATAACCATTCCGCTTCTCATAATTGGGTCACTATCATTTGAACAAAAAATAGCATGTCCTGACCACAGCACAGTACCAGCTGGCACATAATTCTGGAATATTTTAGTAGCATTACCTTTACCATCAGCATAATACATACCGCCTACTTTTGTAGCATTCCCTCGGCCATCAGCCATATACATACCACCAACTTTTTTTCCACCTTGAACGTAAAGTCCCATGCTAAACCTCCTCAAACCAGAAAATTCCAGGAACCTTTGCTGCTTTTGCCGCTGATAATGCTGCATCATCACTAGCATTAGCATGATAATAATTATTCAAGTCAGCCGCGGTTGCGACATCGACACCTCCTGACTGTAATCCGGCCGTAAAGTTCGTTTGCTGAGATGTTCGTGCTAGGTCACTTGGCAAACTGCTTGCTAGTAACAACGGATTATTGTTGACTGTTGGAACGGTATCAAAGTTATTAGCACCAGATAGGTGGGCAACTTTGGAATCATCCGATAGGAGTGTCCAACTTTTCCAATTATCATTTGCATATATTCTTAAATACATGAGATTTGTATTATCAGCAATTGCAATTTGTAATTTTCTACCAGTCCATTGATTTGTATACCTAGTTGTTGTAGTAAATCCATGAACATTGTCAGGACCATCTGTCAATTGAACAGCATCTGCCATAACAGTTCCCAAAGGTAAATAATTGAATGACCCCGATGAAAAATATTGTAAAGTAGTAAGACCTGATTTTGACAAATCATAGATTGAGCTATTAGCCGTGATTGTATTGTCGTGATTATCATGGGCAACTTTGCTATCGTCAGCAGGTGTATAACCAATTTTATCTTGTTTGGCATTAACCTCTTCGATCCCCGCTACATCGCTGGCTGGTTTACGCATATCTGAAACGCTAACTTTTTTATCCAGCTGCTGATTAACGTCAACCGTCTTGGCGTAAGGCTGTAATGCCTCTGTTAAGTCTTCCTGAGAGGCATACACATCATTCGAGTTCGTCATGGTAATATTGCTAGTCTCTTGAATGACAGTTTTGTAGCTGTAAGTCACTGCTTGCGGGGTGACACCATCATAAGCAGGAAAATAGTTGGGGTTGGGTGAAACGGTCACACCATATAAAATTTCGCTGCCGGTATCGTCTTTGGCGAAGACCCCGTAGGTTTTGACGTATACGCCGTCGGCTAATTTTTCATTAGTCCCGGTAGCTCGAATACGAGTCTCTCCAGAATTGGTGTCCAGTGTCGTTTCTGGTGAGCTAACCACCACCTCTTGTGGGGCAATTGCGGTTAAAGCCTTGACTTGCATATCGGATAATTGGGAATTATCCATCGATGAAAAGACAATTTTGCTGAAACTTATTTTTACTTGACCGGAATTCACCTTATCAATTAAAGCTTTACCGGCGGTGGTTAAGATACCAACGTTTGGCGTTGCCATTATATCGTCTCCTTTACGGTTATCTGTGAATATGCTTGGGCATGTGCAGCCACATATAATGGCTTATTGGCCGTTACGGCGTACTGTAAGTCTTTCAACAAATATTCTGGTGGTAGCATTGATTGAATCGCGTTTGTTAAAATCTTCCGTTTTATCTCAGCCTTATCGCCAGAGTTGAAGTCAAACGGAATATTGGTCACTTCGATCTCTTCTGGATTATCTGTGCCATCAATATCAAACACACTAGGATCAATGCTTAAGACCGTTGCAATGAGCTTCTTGATGTCATTGGTTGTCACACCACTATGATTTTTAAGCAACTGTAACCGTACCTGAAAGCGCAAAAAATCATCATCGTCATCAAGCCGTGTGACACCGTAATCCGCCGCAATTTCAGTCAACACTTGGCCAGCAGCTTTTGACAGTCGCAATTGATCCGAAATGTTGAGCAAGTCATTCTTATGTGCCAAAAAAATATCGCTGATAATATTGAGAAGCCGTTGGTTGTTGGAATCATCTTCTTGATTAAGTTTGCCAGGCAGCATGGCCGTTATCCAATCACGTAGCGAATCGTTTGATAAATCTGCTTCAGTTTGGTACATCTAGTCACCTCACTTGATTATATTGACCGTGATATTAGTTGAACTGGTTACCGCTAGCTGAAAATCACTAACACTTACATCGGCCTCCGTTAATTTGTCTAAACTGGTTCCCAGTGTTAGGGTCACGTCAGTGACACCAACTGGCGAATATGCGGGAGCAAATAGCTTAGAATATAGCACCTTATCGCCCATACCCAACGTGTCAAAGTAATTAATGATGTTTGTTTTGATACTGGCTGGCCCATTGTCCGTATCAAACTTTGTATCATCAATATGAATATCGACTTTAATGAAGACAGAGACTGTTTCTGCTCGATCAAAAGCCACAATGTGCTGACGGCCACCAATATCCGTCGCAGTTCCCATGACTGAGCCAATCGTGTTGGATTGTGGTGGTAAGTAATCAAAGTAAGTTTGGATAATATCAGCATCAGCACCGCCAATGGCATACAAATGTACTGACTTGGCCGGATTGCCGTAACTATCTTTGCTCATTGTGTTGTTGTTAATCAGTCGGACGTCGGTAACCCCGGATAGATTTTTAATAGCGGTTTGAATGCCATTTGGCGTTGAATTGGGTGTATTTAAACGGTTAGCTAGTACGCGCTGGCGTAACTCGTCATCCGTTTCTGGATCACCACCACCGGTTGCTGCGGAAGGATTTGTCACCGCATAAAAACCGTCAATTGAGTCTTCCGGATTAATGATCGTATTGGGCATGACATTCGAAGCTGTTCCCGTCTCGATGGCTACCGCTTGAACGATCTGCCGGCCTAATACATTACCGTCGTCATCTTCTAATGGTTGCGTATTGCCCCCACTATCAACATAAGTAGCTTGTTGTGTAATCGTCGTGTCAGCCATGGTCGAAAATACCTGTCCGTCTGGTGTGGAAAATTGCGTTTCTTCTGGAATGATTGTTGGTGAATCTGGATCAACGTACCCGTCAATTTGCAATTCAACGTAAGCATTCACTGCGGGCTTACGATAAACCTCAAGTTCTGCCGCCAGGTCGTCTAGGTTAGCCCCGGAACTCTTCAACACAAAAAAAGAGTTATAAACGCCCTGGGCCAGCTTTTCCAATGTATCATCTGTTTCAGATAACACGCCTGCTAGCATGCCGGGTGTCTGGCTGTCATCTAAATCAATACCGTCGCCAAAACGTTTGATGAATAGCGCATTAATATCATCACGTAAGTCGTCTAATTCTTTTCGGTCAAATCCTGTATCAGTCGTTAGTGGCATCAGCGTCGCCTCCTTCATCTCCCCCGACCGTTGCCGCTACTGTCGTGCCATCATTAAGGGTTACCGTCGCCGATAAGTTAGTAATTCGCTGCTCGGCGTTCACCTCAAAGTCATTGATCTCAACCGCATCAAATTCTTCAGGCCACTGTTCTTGCAAGTAATCAGCGAGAATTGACTGGATAACCCCTTGGTCGTCTGCATTGGCTAACAGGTCATTGTGATCGATGCCAACATCTTCGTTCCACAGAAGTTCTGCCGTGTTGATATTGAGCAATAAGCTTAGCTTTTGTGCCAATTCGTCGTCATCTTCAACCAAATTAAAAACACCAGTGTTGGCATCAAAATCCAAGTCACCGGTGTTGTCTAATCCAAAAGCAATCATGGTAAAATCACCGCCTGTACAATTGTGTCTTGTAGGCTGTGAACCCGTTTGGTTTCAATCGCGTAGTTGCTCTTACCCGTCCAGTTGTCCATTTCACGGTCACAAAAGTCAACACTCACAACGGAACCGACTTTCATTGGCTTCCAACTGTTGCTTAGTTTCCCAAGAACTTCATCAAGCTGCCAAATTGACGATGGCACCACGCACTCAACTAGAGGCGCACGCTTGTCCCCGTCAGACTGTAGCGGCAACGGTTGAACACTACAACGATGATCAGTTTTTCTGTATGAAATGACCCGGCCAATCATGTTGCAATTAATCTGTGATGAAATCAACGGGATTAATTCTTTTTCCAGAAAGTCAGACATCTTGTGCTTGGGATCAACCACTTTCTTTTTAACTTTAGGCATAAACAACCACCTCCATTTTGTAACTGTCTCGATCGTGCGTATGGGTAACACTCTTCACTCGTTTTAATCCAGTAAGCTCCGTTGATTTGACATAGACAGCTGAGCCAGCTAGTATTCGTGGATCATCGAAGCACTCTAGCGTCCAGGTTGCTGAACCATCGTCAGTACTGTTATAAGTTGGCTCTTGCGTTAGTCCATTAGTCATCGCTAGATACAAATGATCATTGTATGGGTTAGGCTTCTGCCAATCATCAATATAAATTGCGCCTCGTCGATAGTAGACCTTGCTTCCACAATCCTTAGCGATTGATTTAATAGCGGCCAACGGCTTAGATGAAAGCGAGTAGCCTTTCTTGTAAACCTTGTTCTTTTTCAAATGCACTGCGGCAATGTCAATCTTAGCGTCGCGCTTAATCCTGGCGATAATTTGACTAGCTTTAACATTCTTTTGAAAGGCAATGTTTACCTTTTTAACTTGCTTAGTTTGATAAGAAATTGTCTTACCGTCGCTCGTCTTAACCTTATGTGTAACCGTTTTCGACCCATTAAATTTGCTGTACAATCGTTTTTCTTTGCTGTAGTCCTTACCTTCAGTGAACGTAATCTGCGTTTCCTTATCCATGCCGTCTCTCGTCTCCGGTGAGACTTGCGAAATGGTTCCCTCGGTAAGTAGACCATAGAGTCCTGTTGGTCCCGTATGCAGCGTTATATGGTCACCTTTATGAATCTTGTTGAGATGGTTTTTGGCCAAATTAAAAACGGCGACAGTACACGTTGCTGGACTGCCACCGTCATCAGACGGTACTTCATAATTGATCGGAACACTGTTTTTTTCAGATAAAGTAAGATTGGCCCCGTTATGAGTGATCACAATAGCTGTTGTGTACCCCCAATAGTAACCGTCACTTTTAACTTTTACTGACATTACAATCACACCTCACCATCAGGAATATCATCAATACATAAATTAACGGTATCCCCAGATTGCCTGGATCAATTTCAATTTCATTTCCGGACTCGTCCAGAGGAATAATCGTTTCTGCTGGCAAGCCATCAATGTTAATATTCCGCCAGAGCGGTTGGTTAAGCACCAGCACTTCGCCTTGACGAATAGCAACACCATCAAGCGTAGAAACGTCTATCGTAAAGGTACGATCAATCTCATTCCACTGAAATCCAAAGATATAACTTCCGGAGTCTAAATCTACTTGGCGATTATATGGCATATCATCTGGTTCGATTGGTATCGTGTCATGAACGGTCATTACTGATACCTCACTTTCACACCAATTGGCAACTTAGCAGCGGGCCACTTGTTCATCTTTTCCAGGCTGGAAACTGACACATTATGGCTTTGGGCAATTGACCAATAAGTCATACCAGACTTTACCGTTACTGTTTTATGCGTTGTTTTCTTGGTACCGCTCTTTGCTCCCGTCGAAGACTTCGACTTCTTTTTAGTCTTTTTCTTGGCATAAGCAATTTTGTCTTTTTGGGCATACGTGAAGGTAATTGATAGCTGCATGCTATTTTTATTGCCTGCTGTATAAGCCGTCTTGCCAACTGACGATAGATAAGCATGATTCCACTTAGAGAAGCCTCGTACAGTGACCTCAACGCCCTTACGTGCCCAACCTTGTAAGATTTCATACTGCTTATCACAATCAGAAAAAGACTTACCAAATAAATAGTAAGTCCCCGATAACTGTTTAGAATTACGTACGCTGTAGTTAGTTCGTGGATCAGAATTATCAACTGCATTAGTTGGCACATCTTGATCATTAGTTTCTGACGGATCAAATTCCCCTAGCATAAATACTCGGCTAGTCTTTAAATCAGCACGATAGATAGCCGTTTGACCACCATACTTTTTCTTGGCCACTTTAATCTTGGATCGAATACTCTTGCCATTAGCCTTTTGAAGTTTTTTCCGTGCAGCTAACTTGCGTGCAGTATTTGTAGAAGAATATTGACCATAAATTTTTTTGTCTTTAGACTTCTTAGTCTTTAGACTGCTAATCTTGCTTTTTTCCGTTTTAATGTTCGCTTGCGCTTTGGTTTTTGCTGACATTTGTTTCTGGTAACCAGCTGAGGAGGCAATCTTCTTCATATCACTTACTAATGATTTTTTATCTTTTTTCAGTGACGTAATTTTGGAAGTAATTGTTTTCTTCTTGGAAGAACTCTTTGTCTTAGCAAGCAACTTCTCTTGCGCTTCGATTTGAGTTTCAAGAGCGTCGTAAGCTGAACTCTTAGCTTTATAGCCATCGGATTTGTTTAGATAGTCATTAGCCGTGTCAATTTTCTTTTGGGCGGCAGTAATCGCCTTACCGGCCTTGGAAATCTTGGCTGCATCAGCAGAAACGGTTTTCTTCCATTTCTGGGCTTCGTTGGCAATCTTCTTGTCACTCTTACCCTTTAAATTAAGCTTCTTCGTTTTGCTAGCCATTAGACAGTAAGCCCTCCTTCATCATTTAGTCCCCAAAGTTCGCGGAACTTTTCAACTAAATCATCATTACGTTTTTCTAACCGGCTATCTAACTCGTCAATTGCTGACTTGTCAGCGTTGCCTTGAATAACCACCTTAGTGGGAGCACTAATGGTTACTTTACCCTTACTACCACCACTGATCAGTTTTTCTGAAGCTTCATGAGGAATGACTACACCGGAATTATCTGGATTAAACAGTTCCCAGCCTTTCTCGCCGACTACTGATAATTGATTCTTAGCTAGCTTTCCACCTTTTTCCCGGCGAACGGCGCCAGTTGGACCCCAACCACCAGTGTGAACATCGGAGCGCCAGTTAGTATCATTGAACATGGCCAAAAGCTGATCCAGGTCAGAATAGATATTCTTATGACCCTTCATGGCATAATGCTGAAAGGTCGGATCAATAAACTGCAAAATACCTTTAGATGGTGTTCCAGCCTTAGCATTAGAGTCCCAGTTATTAATAGCTTTGGCATTCCCACCAGATTCGTGTTGAATGACCCGTTCAATATTGGCAATATCCGCCCCACTCGGGTGAACTCCCATCATTGACGCCGCTTTGCGAATTAACGCGCTGCTAACACTTCCACCACTGGCATCGCCGCCAGAATCCAGCAAAGGTGATAAGTGTTTTTCAATCCAGCCCATCATGCCACCAGTTTCCTGTTTAATGAGCTTTTGTAAGGCACTGCCACCGGACTTGGTATTGTTCTTGGACTTATCTTCAGTTCCAGGTACCCGACCAAATTTAGGCGTTCCTGGGAAGTATGACAGCGAACTCATGCCAATGTTCGGGTGACTAGTTGGGCTCATAGCTGACCAATACTTACCGTTACCAGCATAGACACCAATGTGTTCGTTATTCCCGACCAAATCACCCGGTTTCAAGTCGCCTTTGCTGATACTCTTGGCTTTAGCAATTTGTGAACCCGAAAAATGCGGATAATCAATACCGAACGCATGCTTCAGGGCATACATGACCAGTCCAGAACAATCAAACGTATTAGGCCCAGTTGCACCCCAAACGTATTTCTTTCCCTTACCGTATTTTTCTACCGCAGCAAGTAAGCCTGAGGCTGATCCAGAATCATCGAGAACCCCAGATGCCATCGACCAAAGTGAGGACCACCAAGTTGAGGCTTGCTTTTTCATGGAATTATAAAAGCCACCGGCAAAGTCACTAAGAATAGTGCCTTGTCCTGATGGCTTCTTGCCCATAAGACTATTTAAATACTTGCCGGGCCCGGCAATAATCTTTTGAATCGTGCTCAGCAAGTGTGTCGCACCATGCCAAGCTTTCGACGCAAAGTTACCAATGCCTGAAATGCCTGATTCGACACCACCGACTACATCAGCAGCCACCTTTTTAGTCCCCTTCCATAGATTACTAAAGAAGCCAGTACCCGAAGCAAAGTGTTGCATGCTCATAGCCATTTTGGCTTCCGTGGCATTCAGCACTTCAGCGCCCGGCTCTAACATACGCATAACGTTGGTGCCCTTAATCAGTTCACCCATACCATTAGGGTGAATTAGCATTTCTCGATTACCAGTTTCTGGCGAATCATGGCCATCATTCAACATAGCCATGGTTGGCTTAGTAATTGCTCTACGCTGACCAGATAAAGCACCGGTCCCAGTTGCTAAGTGAACTGGATTAATCGTTCCAATTGCTTTGCTAGATCCACCAAATGCATGAATGACCGAATCAATACCGCTGATCCCTGAGTTGAGAACTTTGATAACATTGTTGATACCGTCCTGAACGTGCTTAACGATGCCTTTCCAGAGATCGCCAAACCAATCAGATATCCCATTCCAAAATGATTTCCAGCCCTTACCAATATCTTTCCAAGTATTTCTAAATGCCTTAGTCATTTTTTCTAATTTTCCACCAGTCAGATCATTGATAAAGTCAAAGTCAGCCTTAAAGACGTCTTTGGCTAAGGACCAAAATGATTTGATCAGCTTAACGCCGTCTTTCTTAAAGCCTTTCCAATCGCCAGTTAGAACATCAATTCCAACATTAACGATGCTTTCAATTGTCTTAAATCCATTTTTAAAGATGCCTTTGGCGTCTCCCCACAAATTTTTAAACGACTTAGCCATCTTTCTAACCGATGCCATAATGCCATTAACAAACTTGCGAAATTTTTTATCATGCTGGTATAGCTTAACTAAGATTGCAATTGCCGCGGCAATACCTGCAATCCACAAAGCCCAGGGAAGCAATTTAATGGCTGCTCCCATTAATCTCGTTGATGATGTGAACTCTAAAATGTGCTTTCTTAGTCCCCAAATCCCACTACCCATGTCTAAAAGCTTCTTGGCGGCAAACATACCCATAAGAACCTTACCTACAGACTGAATAGCACTCTTGTGTTTAGAAATATCATTTAACGCGTCTCCAAAGCCACGCAAACCTTTAGAAGCTTTGCCGCTTTGGCCACCAATAGTTTTGATTATCGACGCAATAGGCTTCCAGGCCCCAATAGCTAAATTTTTACCAATGGTAAATACAGAACTAGCGATCTCAGACAAAGCCTTCCGGTTTTTAACCAAGAATTTGATGGCCTCACCGATATAATCGCCCATCTTAGCGCCCAAAGCTTCTGCAATACCTTGCAATTGCTTTTTAACGTCGCCTAGGCCACCTTTCTTACTATCAACCGATTCTAAAGCCTTAGCCATACCCTCAACGAGTGGGCCAGCAAATTTTGCTTTTAAGTTTTGCCAAGTTCCTTCAATTCCGGCTAACTGCCCCTTAGTCGTCTTGCTAAAATTGGCCCATTCCTTACTGCTCATCTTAGCGGCAGTTGTCATGTACTGTTGTAGCTTAGCACCAGTCAGTTTGCCATTCTTCAACTGATCGTTAAAGGCCTTGGTTGTCATGCCACTAGCTGAAATGATTGCTTTTTGGAATGCTGGTAGCTGCCCAATTGAACGTTGGAAAAATCCAGCCGAAACTTTCTTAGATCCAGCTAATTTAGCAACACCCATAGAGATTTGCTGAATCTGCTGACTGGACTTGTTTGCAGCTGCACCGAACGCTGCAATTTCGTTCGTAAACTTCTTTGCCTGTGGCACACTGTTCGTCACTGCATAAAACTTCTTTTGCATCGCATCAATTGCTGAACCAGCCATATTTGACTTACTACGAATCTCACCAATCTGATCGGTCATGCCCTTGGCTTGTGCTTTGCTTAGCCCAATATCTTTCCACTGATTGCGAATTTGTTCGCCACCTTCAGCTAATTCATAGCCCGATTTGACGACGTTTTGAATACCTGATGTCATATTCTGCAATCCATTAGAAATGGCCGTTCCTACAAAGCTGCCGAAGATAATATCATGTAGCCGACGCATGCGATGATGAGCTTCATCTACGTGATTACTATATTTTTTAATTGCCTCAGAACCATCGTTTGTTGACTTATTTGATCCCTGCATCTCAGTCTTGATCTGCGTAATCTTGTCAGAACGTAGCTTGCCGACTTGATCGTTGAGCTTACGCATCGATTCAGTATCTTTAGCCCCTACATTGGAAAAGTCCAGATTGTGCTTAAAAATATCAGCCTGCTGCGCCGTCTTACGAAACTCACTTTGAAAGCCAGCCATGCTTTCTTTAGACTGATTAACATCACGAGATATGTTAAGCCCGGAACCTAGTGATTCTTTTAGTTTATCAGCCTGACCAGTGATTTCATGAAACGAACGCATGAAGTCATCAAGCATCGAGTTTGCCTTACGAAATTCCTCTAGTCCATTGACGTTAAGACCAATGCCAATACCGGCATGCCGCAACTCTTTAGTTTCTGCCATCATTTCCCTCCTTTCTGACCTAATATTTTTCCTAGAGCCATTAAGACTCCATCAGACACGCCTTTTGCAATGATTGTTTTTAATTCCTTACCAATCCGTTCAGCAATTTCATTGCTAACCAAAAATTCATCTTGTGTCTGTTGCCGTATATCATGTTCCGTCATTCCTAGAAACAGCGCTGGGTTAACAAAGGCCATGCGCTTGTCAACCACCTTGTCTAATAATGACTGATCAACATTGCCATGAGCGTCGGTAAACTTAGAGTTTAACTTGTTGTAACGACTCCATAAGAAACTGAAACGCTTTACCTAATACCGATTGGTCACCGTTGCGATCCGTGATTTCTGCTAAGAACTTCGTAGCTTCCTGCATGGCAATCATACCTAGTCCACTGCCATCTCCTGTAGCGTCCCAGAAGTTCATCTTCAGTACTTCATTCTTATCTGTACGAAAGACCTCACTATTCAGCTTGGTCATCGTACCATTCATATTAGATGCCCCAGATGGCCGTGTTGACATGAAAACAATCTGCAAAGCCGTACGATAGCCTGGCCAAACCATATTGATATGCACGTCCTTACCGCTACGGTTTTTCTTAGTAACAGTCTTCTTCTTGATATCAGCAGGGACGTCTGCATTCAATGATTCATAATCCATATGTGGATTAACTAACACGTTATGCATAATAAGGTCAAACAGTCGCCCTGCGTCTCCCGTATCTTCACCAACGTTTAGGGCATCAATTGCTTGTGAGGCAATATCAAATCCCGGATCTTGTAGCGTGATCTTACGCGTCTTCTTGTCACCTTTTGAATCGGTATATTCTACCGTTCGTTCAAATTGATTGTTCATAAATGCTGTAATGGCTTGTTCATCTTTTTCTGACATTTAAAATATCTCCTTAATTAAAAAGAGGACACCGTCTGGCGACCTCATAGTTCATTTGTAAGCTTATGGTTTAAACTTATGTTATAATGTGGGCATAGAAAAAGGTCGGTGCTATCACACCGACCCCTGCAAGCCGCTTTAAAGACGGTGGCATAGTAACAGTCAACTATAAATAAAAAGTCGCCCGTAACTCGCCAAAGTTATTTAAGGGGCGGCTTTTTATTTACGATCGTTATTGTTTCGGTCAACTAGTACCATTAACGTCGCAAAAGCGATCATTAGTGATAATGCCTGAAACACAGACATGACTTAGTATTCCTCTCCAATTCTTGTAAAACATAGGCATCAGTCCTTTCAGATTGACGCCACCGCCCATAAAACTTCTTGCTAAGTCAGTATAACATGAAAATAACGCACTAATCTGCCCTTAACGGCCGGTTGGTGCGCTTTTAGTTTGTAAACATTGGGTCGTCAACATCGGCACCAGTGTTTTGGTAGTAACCTGCTAGTACCGTCCAAGGTAGTGAGTATGCTTGCTCATTACCTTGGTTATTAGGCAGGCCGGCTAAACGGCAGCCTTCTGCAGTGATCTTTTCCCCAGTAGAATCATTGACGATATTGAGGCCAAACATTTGGTCAGCACTCAATAGTCCTGCTTGCATTTCATCGTGCTGTAAATGATAGAGTTTAAACAGAATATTAGTGGTTGAAGTACCAGGATAGGTATTCAACGTCAGTGTTCCCGTCTCGTCGTCAGTGTCGAAGAACATAACGTTTGAGTGAAAATCACCTTGCATAGTTGTATCCGCAGCCGTACGTTGTGAACTAAAGGCTTCGCCGTTTTGGAAGCCACCTAATTCTTTTGATTGGCCTTTCCACAACAAATAAATGTGTAAGAACCGTGCGGAATATAAATTGACTTCTTTTCCGTTTGATAAAGTGATTGGCATAACTTATCCCCTCCTTAAAGTGTCAAATCAATCTTGGCGTTGATCGTATCAATATCATCGGCAATCTGAACATTGAACCCGAATCCGTTGTACTTACGTGCGGCCACATCACTGTTAAGTACTTCAGCACGAGGTACACTGGTAATCTCAACTGCACTAGCCAAAATGCCCTGCTGTTGTAGTTGTTGACCGCAAGCTTCAATGGTTTGTGCCATTTCTTTAATCGTGGCGTCATTAAAGATTGGGAAGTTATGACGGTTAAGATACTTTTGCAAAGCCGTTTGGAACGTATCAATAACCAACTGCGTGTGAACAAATTGATCAACGTAATTGCCGGCCAAAGCTAGACCGTTCAGCAGCATATAGTCGCCAGCTTTGTTAACAACAACTGTCCCATTGGCAGCGGCAATCGTGTCGTAATCGTCGGTTGATAAATCGGTGTCTGGTTCGAATTGCGACTGATTACCAATGTGTTGAAAATCAACTGGCAAGTTGGCTGCAGCGTACGCCGCGGCTTGTGCGGCCACGAAACGATCGCTAGCCGTTTCAACGATCGCTGCCGTATTCCCAAGAGAGTTCTTCTTTGTTTGAATACCCTTAACATGAGTCGCCAACGTTTGTAGATTGGTAACTGACTTAGGCTGCGTAACCAGCATGATACGTTGGTTGTCATACAAAAAGTCTGACACTGCCTCAGTTTCTGCTTCGGTAGCTCCGTCTAGAACCAAATATTTGAATCCATCAAATAAGTGTTCCGTCAGGCCAACCACAATCCCAGGCGTGGTTGTTGCCGTGACAGTTGCACCAGTAGTTGTGCCCGTCGTTTGAACATTGGCCGGGGTCGTTGAGTCCACATTAGGGTAGGTGATAACCTCCACTGGTCCCTTAAAGTTATCAGCGTCAAACATTGCCTCCGCTTGGGAGTAAACGCCAGTTGTTTCATCAAAATCTACTGACAGACTATCTAAGTCTGTATAAATAGACGCCTTAGTTGTTGCGTCTGCACCTTTAGTTGCAATACCAACGGCTGGCGTGCCACTAGGGTTCTTTAACGCATGAATAGCAACAGTAAAGTGGACGTCTGTTGTTTGTTTAATTGCCAAAATTTATTCAGCTCCTTTTGTATTAATTTGCGGGTCAACACTCGCAATACTTCCCGTTTGTGTCTTATCAGTGAAGTTGTCTTGAACGCCAAACGTGTAGTCAGCACCAGACATAAACTGCCAATCAACGTCAAGAAACGTGTCAGCTGATGGGATCGTGTTGCAATCCTTGGCAACAATGTGCTGCTGAAATAACTCATACGCTGGCTGTTGCAAGAAAAAAAGCTTCCGCAACTCGTGACCGAGTGTTTTAGCTTCTCCTTCGTCATTTGAGACGGCTTTAAATTGAACGTGAATATCAAAAATTTCTTCATTCACGGTATTAAATAGCACCCGGTCGTAATCGTCATAGATTTTGTACGTGATATACGGATAAGCAGGCGTAAAGTGCTTAACACTCTCTGGACGCACAGTAACTTGTGGCATGTACGTCTTAATTTGCTTAACCAGTGCTGCTGAAACAGCGTCATACAGGTTGAACTCACTCATCAGTGCCAACCTCCTTCAACTGGTAGTAAACCCGACCAGCCGCAAAATCATCACCGTGATTAATGACCTCATAGGTCGCGCCAGAAGCTCGTTGCACCTTTGTTCCTTTGGGGCAGCCAACTAGGCCTGATAACCAATAAAGTGTGCCGACGGGTAACTGGCCACCCAATTCTGGGGTATACGTCATATTGGGATTGGTTGAGTTAACGATCGGTTCATGCACCTTTTTTACCTTAGCTGGGGCCATGATTGGTCGACCTAATTCATCAGAATCTCCGGCATCATGACCCGGAATGGTGATTGTCAGGTCTTCAGCTAATGTGTCATTCATGAATCCGAAATTTCCAAAATTTTGAAAATTCATAGCTAGTTGCCTGCTACGACCTCAGCACCCGAGTCGGTCGGTGTTACTTTAAGATCACTCGGTGTTGATTCGCCTGCAACCGTGAAGCCAGATACTGATACAAATTGTCCCAGAAACTTTTTGGTGTCCGGATTATAGAAAGCAGCAAAATATTTGCCACTGGGAATTGTGTCGCCAGGCGCGTATCCCGTAATCTTGACAACCTTTGGATCATCTTCTGGGAAGAAGGCAATGTCACTCGTTTGTTCCGTGTCACGACTTGGTGTGATATAAGCACCGTCTGCCCCCGTCTTGGCTGCAACAATAACTAATTCCATACTCATAAGCTCAAATCCTTTCTGTAATCCACGTGATTGAATCACGTAGTTCTCCACTATCAATTAACGGATCGTTAAATCCTTTATTCTTAGCAGTCAATGGTGCGTTACTTGGTGTACTGAAGTCAGTGATGGTTTGTTTGATATCTTTAACCATCGCTTCTCCCAGTACTGAATACACATCTTTAGGCTCAATCTCACCGAGCATACATTTAAAAACCAAGTCAGCGCCTAACTCTGTCCACCGATCAAGGTGGTGGTTAAACGAGTACCGTAAGAATGGACGCGGTGGGATCACAACACTCTTACGTAAAATAAACATGATTTTAAAACCACTATTGGCATCTGGCATGGCTAAATAGGCTTGATCAGCGGTTTTTCCCAACATGAAGAAGAGGTTTGGGAAATCTGCTGGCCGTTTATCACCCGAATTCGGTGTTGGCAGCGCTAGCCATTGCCGGTTGACTGGAACAATAGTCTTACCGTATTCCTGGACCATAGCAATCATATTCAAATGGTTATTAAGCCATGGTACCCCCACGGACAACCTCACCGACTGCAATTCTTGTAATCGTCTAATTGCCTCTGCAGTATTGTCAAAGTCTTCAGTCATCAGTCCACACCGCGCCCATTGAGTCCGACACACCATAATCATCAACGATGTCATCATACTCAGCACGGTAGTCGTCATATCCCTTAAAATTGACCATTGTCTGTGAGTTACCAAACGTGCTTGCCGATTGAACACCACCATAGTTCATGAACCAGTCCTTGTATAGCAGATGGCGCGTCCAGGCTCTTGCGGCGTTGATTAACGCGTCATCTGAAATTTGATCATGACTAGCCTTAAGTGCCGCGTCATCTAACCGCTCTTTAATATGAGCATCGCTAAATCCCTGGAAGATATTAATATCACTCCTGATATCTTCCGGTGTCAGTGTGTCTTCCATACCTAATCACCTTTCTACTTGCCACTACCTGAAGAGCTTGAACCACTACCTGAAGAACTTGATCCAGTGCTTGCTGCCTTCTTAGGCGCATTAATGGTTGGCACTACGTAATCCGTACCAACCTTGAATCCATACTTAACCAATTGAATCTGTCGTGGATCATAAGAAACAGCAAACAGTGGCTTAATGCCGGCCTTCAAATCAGCTTGGTAGGTATCAGGATTAGTCTGCGTTAAGTCAACGTTAGTGCCGGCCACATGGCAAGTCACTACTCGTTTTTGAATGATAGCTACCATGCCGCCCTTTTGGAATTCATCGCGTTGTACGACTAAACCATTGTTCGGTGTAGCCGTTGCGTAATCAATGGCACCAGGCCCGAAGATTAATGCATAGGTTGTCCCGTCATCGGCGACCGGAATGCTATCATCTTGAACGATACTCATGCCTTGGTACGTAGCAATTGGAGTTGCTGCACCGGATGGTTGCAGGTATTCAATCAAGTTTTGCTCACGCATTTCTGAGTACGCAGCCGAATTTACTACTAAAGTTGACAGCGTGTTATCCATCACATCGCCCATACGTGCGAGTGCCTTAACAAAGTCTGCGGCGGATAATTCCTTTTCAGCACCAACGCCGTAAGACTTTGCAGTTGCAATATCTGTGTTATTGAAAGTTGCTTTTACTGTGTTCAACAATAAACTAGTATCTTGGCGAGTCCACCAGTTACCAAAACGATTGGCAATCTGTTGCTGTGTACTTGCACCAGAAATCAAATCGCCCCAGTCCGTATTACCAAACGACTTACTTTGATACATCTTAATGCCGTGTTCCATTGCGGAGTCGACACCATTTGTTTGAATATCATGTGTATCGTTCCATTCATCAGCATCGCCGGATAAGTCGTTCATTGCCGGGATTTCTACTGTCCGACCCGGCTGAAGCAAACGTCCACCTAAAATGGGATCGTTCTTTAAAACACCAGACGCCACAAAGCGATTGGTTTGCGTATTTTGTCGATAGACCCAATCAAGAAATACTGTTGGTTCAATTAAGTTACTAAAATTCGTAGGATTGCCGTTAATTACAGCCATTACCTACACCTCCTATTTAAGTTTGTTGTATAAATCTGGATTCTCACGATAAATTTGAGTTTGCTGATCCATGTTGAGCTTGGCAAAGTCTTCGCGTGTTAGTGATCCAGCAACTACTTGGCCACCGTTCTGTGGTGTGTGTGTGCCCTGGACACGTTGTTCTACGCTATCTTGAACCGTCTTATTGAACAGGTCGATAAACTTATCGATGTTGTTCTTACGGACATCGTCATCTTTAGATGTAACGAATTCCGCAAACTCAACAGGAATTTTGCTATCCGTTAAGGCTGACTTAGTTGCAGCCAAAGCATTTTTCTCATCAACGGCGTCTAGTCGTTCCTGTAATCGTTTCTCTTGGTCTGCCAGGGCTTGTCGCTTGTCATCGAGTTCTGCTTCGGCCTTCTGCTGTGCGTTCATACCAGCGCGTTCTTCTCCCTTAGACATCCATTCTTCTTTTAGGGATTCCAGCTGGCCATTAAACTTTTCTTCCAGCTGCTTAGCTTTGGCACCCATCATTTTATTCACGTCATCTTGTGAATATGTTTTACCAGATGGTTCCGAATCTTTGGGTTCTTGTTGTGGCTTATTATTAGGATCGATTGACTTTTGTTCTTCACCAGGTTCAGCAAAATATTGCAAGTTCATCTTCATCGTAAAAACTCCTTTTTAAAGTCCGTAGACTAGATCGGTTAAAGTCCGAATGACTAAATTGCTTGTTCTTTTAGGGCTGCAAGTAAGAAAAAGCCCACAAAAATAGGAGTTATTATCATACAAAGAAGATAAATAGCCCCCATAATTTTGATTATTCGTTAACTGCCTTTATTTGTAAGCATTTTAAAGGGGCTATTATTTGGAAATAGCCCCTAATCAAATTCACCCGTCATCATACCGTCTAGCTGGCCATCAAGTAAGTTGCCATCTTCATCGCACGCTACCAATTGGCATCGACAACGTGGGTGCGTGTCTTCTTGAGGAATCGGTGCTTGGCCGAATGGAAATATTTGCTTGTCTAATGGTTGGCAAATATCACAGACATGGTAGTCTTCTTCGGTTAGCCACATTACAAATCTAACATTGCTATCTTTGTAGGCCTGACGTTTGCCTTCATTAGTGTTCTCAACAGATTGCGTCTGCATTAATCCATCAATTCGGGACAACAGCTGATTCATTGGCGTTGCCAAGTTATCATCGATTCGATCGCCCGACTGTGGAATACTTCGAGTTAGCTTGTTCATTGCGGTTACTGAAATCCCACGGCTTAAACCCTTGTTGAGAGTCTCAATCATGCGATTAGCCATAACGTCTTGGTGCACCCATAATCGTTGCACGTATTCGGCCTGATCAGCGCTCTGTGGAACGCTTTTCTGTGAACGTGAAGAGTTATCCGCATACGCTGCCGAACGCTGTCTATTTAGTTCTGTGACACCATAGAGTTCGCTTCTCGCCGTCGCAATACTCATACCAGCCCCAATCATTGCACCCAACATATCTCGTTTGGTTAATGATGCTTTAACATAAGCAGCCTGTAACTGCTTAGATAGTTTATCGTCGGGTTGAACGTCCGTTAACATTTCGGCAATAGCAGTGTAAAAGTGTTGCGTGTCCCATGAACTAACTGCTGACGATACTTGATTAAGAGTTAACCCACTATCATCAGCGTACTCGTTATAGAACTCTTTTAGATGGTTGGCGATAATGCTTAAGGCTTGCTGATAGAAGCTATTGATCGTCTGGCTGTTCGCTTTGTCCTGCTTGACCAGTTGGCGAATCTTCTGGCGTTCCTTCTTGATCGTCGTCACCGCTATCACCTGCCCCATTCATGTTCTGCAATTTGGCTTGCGCAGCAACAATCATGTTTGTTGTTCGTTCGTCTTGATCGCCAGACTCATCATCTACTTGTTGTTTTTCTTGGTCAGCCGGAATCCCAGTAATCGGTTCAGCCAAATTACGCAATGTTTCAGCAGAAAATTTGCCAGTCTGATTAAGACCTTGAATAAGCGTCATCGTTTCCTGATTGTTCTTAGGCAGATTAGGTGTGAATGTGATTGTCACATTGTCGGCCGGATTGCTTTCATCGGTGATCTTAACGTCGTTATTTTTGAGATAGCTCCAATACGTCATTAGCAACCGTAGTCGACGCCGTATACCACGCTGATATAGTGTTTCCGACATAGCCATCTCTTGGTCACTACCCCATAGTTTGTAAGCCATAGCAACACCCGATGCATTGGCTGCAAAGTTTTGATCAGTCGTATCGGGTGTGTTCGTGTCCTTATGAATGTCGGATAACAATTGGTTAATGTAAATTTGCCATTCGCTAGCATTCAACGACTTAGTCAGATAAGCTGCCGATGTTGGCACAATAGTTGGCGATCCATTTGGATTTTTTTGGACATATGGCCGTAGATACAGAACGTTTGTGTTGCTATCAAGCACCTTTTCAATCATAACGGGTGCGTTACTTTTCCCATTGGTCGTAACTGCATTCGTATATCCGCCACTCACATTATCAATGTAAACTGGCTGACCGTCTGGGCCTAGTTTCTGCTCTGACTTGCCGGAATTGTTGGCAACTTTTCCGTTGATCATCAGCATTGAATTGCTAAAGTCTTCTTGGCTGTTAGCCATTTCAGATAGTGCTTGGTCATAGGCGTCAATTTCATCAAGCTTAGTCTCCCAAGCGCCCACGCGTTCTTCATTTAAGCTGTATTCAGTTAACGGTACTTGTTGGAAAAAGTGTTCTTCGGTGTCTGTCAGAGTCCAATCACTGTCGGGTTCGTCACCCGCTGTAAAGTGATAAATGTTCTTATCCGTATAGACTTCAACTTGATAGTTTGTTTCCTCTGCCACCTTAACGACGTAATAACGCACAGCAAATAATTCTACGGGTTCTACGTCGGTAGACCAGACTACGAACGTACTATTTGGATCGATTGCCGTAACTCGTGGATCTTTTGATCCGTCTGCTACATATAGCAGCTCATACGCACGACCAGTATTCGCTAGGTTCTTGCCCATAATCTTTTCGTGATACGGCTCATCATTGGTTTGGTTGAAATCATCTAGTGCTTGCATTGGCCCGTCACCAGTGTCAGTGTCATCATCTTTGTTTTGGTAACCGAACGTTAGTGGCGTGCCAAACTCGTATCCTACTTGAATATTAGTAATATAGCGTGCCAATGCGCTGGAGATACGGTTATCCGCTCTATGGCTCTTCTTGTTAGACAACCAGTAATGAATATTATTGTCCGCTTGGTAATAACGTTCCAATTCAAGAATTCGTGGCAGCTGATTCGTATAGTGGTCATTAACATACCACTGCACTAACTTTTCAAATGCTGCTGGAGTATCTTTAATAGCGTCCCAGGTTGCTTGTGGAATGCTGTATCTTTGATTAGTGTCGAATGCATAGCGCCCACCATAACGCTTACCATTTAACAGACTAATCGAGTTGGGCCTAGGATTAATTGACAGGCTGTGAGCTGTCTTGTCGTTTGTCTCTGCCATCATTGTTCACCTCGCTTTCATGTAGCTGACAATAATTATGTGCAAACTTAACGGCCAGCAACCTATTAGAGTCGCTGACCGTTTTATCATCTTCGTTAATATTCTCGTTAATCAATTCTGCCATTGCTTCAATAATATATTTAACATCTAAACCAATTGGTACTGAATAAGTAATGCCTCTATCGGTAAATTCTAGTGGCTTGCCATTCAGCATTGGTTCAAACACATTCATATCAAGCGGTGCTGTGTTCTTGGTAGTTGCTTGTTTCTTCCACTCTTCCATTGTCATGAGCTTTGGCATCAATTTCACCTCAAAACCTATGCTTAAATGTCTAATCTAGGTGTACTCTATATAGACATTACAACTTAAAAGGCCAAATCCCCTATAAAACCAAAATCCGTAAGCTTAAGACCTGCTTTTTAATTGTTTAATCAACTGTCCATTTTGAGTGTCTATTTTAGACATGAATAAATTACCAAAAATCATCAGGGTAATCGATCAATCCGTTATCAGCTAATAGCTTAGTCTGATCATCATAACCATTACCTGGCTGTTCGTTCTTTTGATTCCACAACTTGGTTGCAATCGCATATCGTACAGCGTCCATGACATGGTCATGATCTTTAACCGGCTCACCCGTTTTGTCATTCCAAACATACTGATAAACCTCATCCAAGAATTGTTGCATGCCTTCTTGAACAGCCATAAACTGGCGTTGTTTAATTTTACCGGCAACCGTTTCAATGCCCTTTAATACTGCCTTATAGGCATACAATGCGTTAATATGATTAGCTTGAAACTCATCAATATGTTCAACCCGGGCCGTGTCACAATAAAATGGAATATTGTACCCATAGTCTTGTTGTATCTGCTTAGCGACACTAACCCAATGGTCAATCTGTTGTAAATTACCGGTGTGTTCCTCAACCAAGTACGTATTACCCTGATTGTCATCAGCAAGCACCACAAGCGACGTATCGTGCTCGTAGCCCCAATCGACGCCACAATAGTAGTTAAGTGTTTGATCCGCGGTACGTTTATCAAATTCCGAGCGGCTGATAACATTCTTGGACTTATCGAAGTCGCCATAAACCAATCCTTCACCTGCAACCCACAATCCTAAGATGCTGCGATCATAGAACATGCCACTCATTTGAGCCTTCATATCATGCACGTACTTCTTAGGCAAAAATGTATTGTCGTCCATCGTGAAGTGATTGTAAATGATACCTTTTGACTCGTCCTTAGCCTGATCAATGTACTTTCGCTTAAGCCAATGGGTTGGCGTATCTGGGTTGGTATCACCAATGATTCTAGCCCCTTCAAATCCACGAACACGATTACGAATTTCTGCGAATGCTTGTTCATTAGCTAGTGACATCTCATTAATATAAGCTCCCCAGGCATTCATACCACGAATAGATGCCATACCAGCAATTGAACCCGTATAGGCTTGTACAACCCGCACGCCAAACAATTCAAAAGCACCATGCACATCAAACTTAATATTAAGCATAGGGTAAGCCTGCATGATTTCTTGCAGCACGTTGTTAGCGATCGTTTTACTAGAAAATCCGGCTAGAATGTATTGTGCTTTCTTATCCATTGATTGGGCTAACTTGCCAATACGTAATAGCTCACGCAAGAACATGTCATTGTCAATGACCGTCTTGCCAGAACCAACGGCCCCACTGTTGATCATTAGCGACCAGTCGTCACGGTCAAACTGATTGAAGACTTCGACTTGCTTCTTTGTATACTTCAAATCAGCATAAGTTGTCATTTGCCGCTGTCCTCCTTCAACCGCTCGAACATCTTGTCAAACTGCTTGCCAACATCTTGGCCACCGCTTCTAGCATCACGAGCCTTTTGTTCTGCCACATCAGCTTCAGCTTCTAGCTTGCGAATCTTTTGTTCTTCGACCTCTTTGCTGTCATTTTTGAGCTTGCCATTTAGTTTGAACCACAGTTCAGCTGCAGCTACCTGCTCTTTAGTGGCCGCCGGCGTTATAGTGGTCTCATTCGTTTCATATCCAGATCTCATAGTAGCCGTTGGCTTAGATCCCTTTTTTACGCCTCTCAAAGCAATTTCTTTTTTTAAATTGTCGGTTTGAACAAAATCGCGTTTGATAGGCTTACCGGCAGCAATTCGATAGACGTTTTTAAGCACTTCGTCAGCTTCATCAGATTCGTGTTTTTCAGCATTTTCAGTCTTTTTAATGATATATTCATGAATTCCAGTATTTTCCAGTAATTGTTTAGTTGCGTTGCGAGCTGTACCCTTTGCGTAGCCTGCTTTTATAGCTGATTTATATGCGTTGTTAGTTTTGATGAATTCGTTAGCAAACTTGCGCTGTTTTGCTGTTAATTTACGTGTCATTACATATCACCACGCCTCCGTTTCTTTTCCAAACTAAAAGCGCCATGCTTCTCAGCACGACGCTCACGTTTCTTCTTATCAGCCAACCAACGTTCTAAGTCACGATAGCAATGATTTTCTGTTGGGCTAACGTAGCCATACTCAGTGTGTCGCATGTAGCCACACCCCCAGCACAATAATGAGTAGCACCATCAGCAGGCCGAATATTAAGTTGTCCCGTTGATAGTTTCTCATTGCCATTCCTCCAAATTAAAAGGCCGCCTCGTTAGAGACGACCGTGTATGTGATTGGTGTGGAATCGAACCACACGCGGTAATGAGCCTCCTGACGTGTATTTTTTCTATTTTCTAGCCACGTTTCAACCACCTGTCGACTTACGCTTTTAAGTTTAGCGTATAGAACTCGCATTTTGGGGTGTGCGCAATACCGTGGTTGCTGACCAATGTGCTTGGTATGGACGCTATATCCTTGGATGAACGGGAGAGTCCATCTCCTTTAAGTTATTGCGCCCAATACGTGCAACGGGAGTCGAACCCGTATCTTCTTTGCTCTTCCGTTGAGCTATGCACGTGCCTTAATGGTTTTCATCTATGATACTAATTTACACCCAAATTAGGGGTCAAAAGTATCAAAATAATATCACAATAGTATCGGATTAATATCAAAATAGTATCATGATAATCTTGTGTTTTTTCAATTCAGTATATTCCTAGCATTTTGGCACACTTTTCAATGAACTCCTTTTTTAAAAGAAAAGCACTGCTTCGGCTACAATTAACTAGCCCATTAGCAACTATTCCCTCTACACTAAGCCGTGGCCGTTTTTTAAAATACAATTCTTTGATTATTACCTGAGTATCCTCATCAGAACTAGCATAACACTCTTGAACTGCACTCTTTTTTCGTTTCAAAAGATTTAGTGGACCATCTTCTTCTAGCTTTATCAATACCGTAGTTACACTATCGCCTATCATAGATGATCTGCCACCACCAACATTGTCATCTTCCTGTTTTATTGGATAGCGCAATTCCTCTTCTCTAGCCGTAATTAACTTATCAATCTTGGGATAATCACGTAGAATATCCTCTACCGTTCTAATCGTCGATCGTTTCACCAATCATGCCTCCTAAAATGGCCGTGTAAGCTCGTGTAGCACGTTAGTAATCTCCACATTGCTCAGCATACCCAAAGCAATGTAAACTTCCTTAGGCACGCTGTGCTCGCTTAATTTGGATTGAAACTCGGCTAGCCCCATCAATACATCGTCTTTCGGCACCAGCGCCTCCAGATAGCTAAGCAGCATGCGTTGGTTGCCATTCATTTCGTCGCGTGTTTTATCCATACGTCCTTCTACATAAAATAAGAATTTTATTTAAAAATTTTCAGCAGAATCGGCCACAACCAACAGAAAGTAATCAATTCACCTATGCTGAGGCCGACTAAAATCCCCACGAGAAATAACCCCCAATCAATCGCCGTCATTCGTCCGCCTCCGAATCAAGCGGGCCACGTTCATCAATCGGCGTTGCCATGTAATCACTAATGATGCCTAGAAGGTCAGACTCTTCTAATGCGCTTAGATAATCCTTGATAGCTCTATATCCTTCCGGCTCAATGATTTTTTGTTTCTTATCCTGCCATATCATCGCTACTTTTACCGAATCGTACTGATTCTTAGGAACCCAGATACGATAGATAATCCCTTCGCCAAAACAAGTAACTTTATCAATGCCAAAGGCCATCTTTCTAATGCTTTGGACAAATTCAGTCGTTTTCAACTTATACCCTCCTACATAAATTAAGATTCTATACCATTGTAAGCTCATGGATAACCTGGTTGCGTTCCTTCGCTGACAGCTTGTTAATCGCGTTGCGTTGGCTGTTGCTCAGCTTGGTAAAGTGATTGCCGCACCACACTAACGCCTGTGCCACATCGCCGCCATAGCTTGCCATGCCTTGCATCACGTAATTGCGATACTCAATCTGTTCGTGTGTCATGCTGCGCCTCCAATAATTCTGGGTTAGCATGCACATTACCAATAATCTCACAATCCATATTGGTCTCGTTAAGATCATAGATAATGTACCCATTATTTACTTGATATTTACCGTCATCAAAGAAGACGGTAAATGAGGGATCATCAGGGTCTAAGGAAACGATGTCGCCAGCATAAATTTCATCATCATCAATATCTTTTAGGCCGGTATATTGCTCCAATTTAAGCTGGCTATTGTCTCCAACAGGGCCATCATTTCCACCTTGCACATTACCATCAGCAGGACTAGCTTCAGCCCAGTAAGCCTTGCCATCTATAAACTCTATACAGTCGACTTGTAGCATTTTATGCTGCGTTTCGTCCCACACTCTAAATTTTGGTACCATCATTCGCCCTCCCAATCTCAACATCACTCGGTGCCACCTCAATATGCCTGTGGCTGCCTTTAAATTTCATCATCGCTAACCGCCTATCACCACGAGTAATCCAGCATAGCCATGTGGCCGGTTGCTTAACGTGATGGTGCCGGTGGTAATACACCTTATCGCCGTGCTTCATTGGCTGCCTCCGCTAATTCTCGTCCAAGTATGAATATGCTGCCTTTGTCAATCTGAATAACTTTCTTCAAGTAATATTTTTCATGCCAAACCATCGGAAAAGTTAACTTGTCAGATATTGCAATCAGTCTAAACAGGTCAAACATTATTGGATAACAATCCGAATCCTTAAGCTTAATCATCTTCGACACCTCCAACTTTTATCTGTTGTAATTGATTTGGTGTATGTCTTCATGGTGATGTGCTCCTACTAAAATTCGATTGCTGGTATGTTCAGGTGCTCAATCAAGCCAAGGCGTTCCAACCGCTCATAGTTGAGACGCTCGCAGTATAAATCTGCTTCGTACTGAGACCCGAATTCCTTGATTACGGTTTCACCATTGCGGCCCACAATCTTGAATTTCATTTTTTATCAATCCTATCCAGTTGGCTCATTTCTTCAAAATGTTTACTCATTCTCCGTCCTCCGTAATGTAGTACCAGCTATTGTATATAATTCGTCGCGTCCTAATTTTGCCATAGCTATACCTTCCGTAGCTTCACTCGCATGCAGCGCAAGTCTTTTGTTTCATTATCCCAAGCTCTGAACTTAATCTCTCTTTTCATTTGTCTTCCTCCAAAACATATTTGCCCCACTGGTCTGCCATCGCTTTAGCAATTCCAGGATAAGTACGGCTCCGTTCTTTCCATCGGTCTTTGCTCGGCCCAAGTCTGTGGACACGTTGATTTCGCCCCCCACAATGTCTGTCGGCGTTAACAGGGGAAGATTCTTCAACCACAAGCAAGTCTTCTTGGTTTCACCATGTCCAAATTGCCATGGTTGAATAATTTGGTCTGGTTTTCTAATATGTGATGAAATGATTGATACCGGGTTTTCGATTGCCATATGCTTAACCGGTAAATTCATAATCCAACGCACAAAATCAAGTGCTTCTCGCTGCTCTTTTTGTTTGTACTTAAACCAGCGAGCACCCGATACTGCCAAATCTGTACATGGTGGGTGTGCAACCACTAGGTCGAACTTTTTAAAGTACCCTGGCCCCAATTTTGTAATATCACCGATAATGTGTTTTCCTGGTATTTCGGTATCAAGCAGATCGAATGATATGGCATCGTAGCCATTTTCTTCAAATGCATGGCGAACACGGCCACTAAACTCACATAAAACTGCTACTTTCATTTGTCTGCCTCCCGTAGCTTCTCTCGCATGCAGCGCTGCCGGTGACTTCATTTAGCTTCTCCCTCAATCACCACGGCGGCCTTAACCTTCCGCTCACTACTTATGTGTATTTCATGGTAGAGTTCCTCTAGTGAACCACAGACAGCACCTACAGACCCATCACCAAGGTCAACTGCAGCATAATTGTCTATCGTTATTTGCACGATCATATAAGCAGAAACATCATCTTGAATTACATCGCCCACTGAATACTCAGTAACTGGTGTATGTGAACCTTTATAAATAATTTCCATCATTTTCCCTCCCGTAGCTTCTCTCGCATGCAACGCACCCAATCTTTGTCACGCCCCATAACACGAGCCACCCCTTGGTTGTTAGGCTTGTTTATGTGTTTGACGTTGTATTTCAGTTGTGTCAGTTCATCTGGTGTGGCTTGGTAATCCAGTTCGTCACGTCTTCGCATTCTGCCACGTAATTGCTGTATATATTGCGGTGTCTTCGACCGTTCTTGTGCAATATATTTGTTGGTGTACCCGTGTAAAATCAGGTGGCGTAGGATCTTATTTTCAGCCGTGTGTCCTTCCTCAGTTTGACCGCGGATATTCTTTTTGACATCTTCCGGCCACTTATCTGGATCATCGCCATAAATCGCATAAGCAGCTCTAATTTCAGCTGCCATTTTCTTGTTTGATGACATAACTTTTACTCCTTTCTTACTAATCGTTTTGCTTCGTTCCTTAGTTCTTCAAATTCACGTTTACGCCGTTCTCTCAAAACTTCATTGCAATTGGGACATGGGCTAGCTGTGACGGTGCTTGCCGTACAGTGGTAAACAACGCCAGTGCCATGACACAATGGGCATTCACTCATACATTACGCACTCCTTTCATGCCGTCAAAAATAAGTTGCTGTTCCGGGTTGTCTGGATATACACGATCAATGAACTTGCCTTCATACATCTGTTTTAGCTGTCCTTTGGTGTTGTTGGTCGTAATGATGGTGATACCTTTAGCGGTGTTGTGGTTGAAATCAACTCTAGCGTTAGACATCTGATACATCATGTCTTGCAGATCCTTGTGCACCGGTTTAATGTTGCCAGTCATACCGCCTTCTGTGCCAAAATCATCTAGTACCAATACATCAACCTCAATCATTGAACGCGTTATGTTGAGTAGTTTGGAACGAATTGAAGTGTCCTCATATTTGTCATTAACCATTCTTAGCAGCTCGGCAGTTGATACAAACATGCCACTATGGCCATGGCTCATCAGGTGGTCCAACATAGCTAGTGCTAAAGATGTTTTACCAACACCACGATCACCCATCATAACCACATTGAAGTTTTGGTTTTCTAATTGCTTAGCCAACACGAATGCTTTCTTGCCTAATGACTTAGCTAAGTGTGGATTGTCCTGCTTAGCAATATCCCAGTTGCCAAACGAAAACTTGAGCGGTATGTTGCCGGGCCAGACCGAGTAGCTATAGTACCGGGCCATTTTGTACCGTTTCAATTGTTGAGCTGCTTGTTCAGCCGTCTTACGATCTAATTCTTCTTTAGTTGGCAAGTGGTTCAGGTCAACATGATGGGCATTTGCTAGCCGTTGAATATATCCCTGGTCAAAAGTAACGTGCTCCATGTTAACCTCCCGTCCAATACTCGTGGCCCTCATGTTTTGGTTCATCAGGTACTGCATTCAAATAGCCTTCAAATTTACTAGCTCTAAATAAAGTAGATGGCCTTAAATACTGAGCCATATCTTTATTGTTGAGCCACAGCTTGCATTGATGGTCTATCACTTTTTGCATATCTTCGGCGCTAAATCCATCATGCTGTCGTGCCATAACTAATCCCTTGTTAGTGTTAGTGTGTTTGAAATGCTTGCCAGTCTTTTCGTTGAGATAGTCAATTACAGATTGCCAAGGAAACTCAGGTGCTGCGTTAGCTGCACTATTATCTTTTGTAGTCTCTGTAGTATTCTCTGGTAGTCTATTGGTATTGGTCTGCTCATTTTGATCACCTACATGTGAGCAATTTGAGCACCTCGTATGATCATTTTGATCACATGCTTTGTTCAAACGCTGATAATCAATTCGATACCATTTTGTTTTGTCAAATCTAGCTTTATTATAGTTTCCACTGACCAAGTAACCTTGCTTCTCTAAGCTGTTAATTGTCCTTCGTAGTGTAACCTTGCTAAAGAACGGAAATTGCTTGTGCCATTCGTCATAACTGTTATAAACCCATTTATATCCATCTCTGTTATTACCAGAACGCTGTAGCCAGTAGTGAAATTGTTGCAATACGATTGCCTCTTTTAAACCAACTCTTACTGCTAATGACGGTAAAACCTGTAACGGTGGCTCACTAATTAATAGATTTCCCATTTGTTTCACCTCGGTAATTTCCTCTAACTCCAATTTTTTTAAGCGTTTTCTTTGATTAATCCATTTTCCTTTTTATACGTTTTCCCAACAAGAAAGTTATAAATGTTCCTTTTGTTAAAACCAGTAATGCTTGAAATATCTGCATAATTTAACCCGATGGTGGAAAGATAATAAATCTCTTTTAAATCATCTAAATTAAAGGATGACTTTACTGAGTTAATTCCAGCGGGTGATAGTCCAGCCTTAAACGCATGCAATGAGTTTCCTTCAAAAGTTGTCCATTCTAAATTATTAGCTTTGTTGTTTAATTTGTTTCCGTCTAGGTGGTTAACGACACGATAATTATGAGGGTTGGAAACAAATGCTTTTGCCACTAACCTGTGAACATACCCAATTCGTCTACCGTCATTTACTTTTACAAAAAGATAATTCCCGTTATTTGAAGGCCTGATAATCTTAAAATTGGTAAAAGTTGCTTTTGTGGAGTTATACGTTTTCCTTTTTACCCTAACTCGTCCCATATTTGAAATTTGATAAGGTGTTTTGGAGATAGATTTCCAAACTTCCTTATTCAAGTTTTTGAAAGGAATTTCACGGTTAAATGCATCAGCAACTAAAATATGCATGTAGTGTTGCTTTGTTTTCTCGTTTTTAGTTAAACCGCAAACGTATTTCCCACCATGTTCAGGCCTATACGAGGGAGACAACATTCGCTCTTTTGTAACAACAACATGATTCCAACGATCAACATATTGTTTAGGTAAACTTTTTAAACGCCAGCAATTTGACACTTCATATAATCCCTCATAATTTTTTACCGGTTTCCAAATTTCTTTGGTCAATTTTATTCATCCTCTTTCGGTTCATTACACCAAGATCAATAAGCGTTTCTTCGTTTAACTTGATAGGCTGCACATGATATTTTTGAGTAAATTTAACAGGACCTATTTGATGAAATTCATTGTGACAAGTTCTGCACAAAGCCATAAACCGATGTTGCCGATGATCAGCCAACTTGCGGGTTTCCGTCCCCACCGCGTCCCAATGATGAATGTCAGCGTGCTCACGTCCACAAATGGCACATACCCGGTGACGGCAACACTCATACTGGTAATAGGCTTCATCCTTAGGCAATAGCTCATAGCCCTTCTTAAACGGCACGTGCCATTCAAACATAAAGTCAATCACTAGGTCGAGTAACTGGTTAGCATCGCTAACTGACGATTGAGTGGCGTCTGATAGGCTGATGGACTTACCAGCGGTATAAAACTCATACTGGGTATAAAACATCGTTTTCAAGAAATCCGGTGGCACCACATAGTAAGTGGCAATATCATTTAGCAAGGCAAAGAATAGACGCCGCTGTTGCGGCCTAGCTTTGCGTGTGTCGGCTAGTTCCCAATCTAGGTAAAGTTGGTCACGTGAACCGCTAACGGTCTCGATATGGTCTAAATTAGGCCGATGGTCGAGCTCAACTAACAAGTATGACTTGCCGTTCCGTTCAAAGTATTTTGATCGTGACCGCTGCATTTAATCACCTCAAATCAGAACGGAAGATCACTATCTTGAATATCAATGGGATTGCCGTCATTAGCAAACGGATCACTCGTATTATTTTGCGGTCGATTATTTTGATAACTACCATTACCAGTAGAGTTCTTTGATTCCAAGAACGAGAAGTTTTCAACAATAACTTCTGTGACGTATACGCGTTGGCCTTGCTTATTTTCATAGTTGCGTGTTTGAATACGTCCTTCAATACCTACCAGAGATCCTTTGTGGAAGAAGTTAGCAAAGTTTTCTGCGGGCTTGCGCCAAATAACGCAACTAACAAAATCAGCTTCGCGCTCACCTTGTTGGTTGGTGAACCGTCGATCAACGGCCAGATTGAAAGTAGCTACAGCAGCACCGCCTTGCGTATACCGTAAATCCACATCACGGGTTAGTCGTCCAGTCAAAACTACTCGATTAATCATTAGAACTCCCCTTATCTGTTTGTTTATTTAATTGACTCATCACAAGCTTAATTAGGCTTTCAGCTTTGCTGTGGGACAGTTGATTGGATTGACTGACACCTGCCTTTTCCAAATAACCATTTCGAACAGCCTCAATTGGTGCGCCGGCCGTCTTGCTCATTGCTTTGAATAAGCCTTCAAGAGTAGTTTGTTGTTGCTTGGTCGAGGCTTCAGGCTTACTTGTATTTTTCCGTTGTGAATTGTTCCGATTAGGCGTGGTATCATTAGCTTGCTGACCATCGTCATCAGCCTCTGAGCTGACGCCAAATGTTGTCCCCAAAGAATAACGTTTAGCATAGGTCATGGCGCTCCCTGCATCTTGTGGGTTACCACTGGTTTTAAATTCCATCCAGGAAGAAGACTTACTATAACCATTTTCGTGGGTGACAATCGTACGGACACGAACAACGCCATTAGCTGTCTCACAATCTTGATACCAAGCCAAGCCAGTATCTTTTAAGCCCTCATCAATCGCTTTAATTAGGTCTTCCAGTAATACATAGTCGTAGTTTTTCCCACCACTCTTAGTTTTATAGCCAACATGTCCATTCTTTTTTGGCGCCTTAACTTGCTGGCGAAAATGGGAAAGGCCTTTATTAAAATCCGACTGCAACTTTATCTTTAACTGATAATCAACTTCAATTTTAGAGCTGGATTCTAAAACGTTTGCATTTTCTGTAGGTTCGCTGATATTCATGTTTAAATCTCCTTTGTGGGTTTAACGACCAAACTCTCTACTGCTTCTTTTTCAGAAGCGCCATCGATGATTTGCCCTTCATCATTAACATAACGGCCTTTAACAAAATAAAATTGCTTTTTGATTTGCTTTTTATCAGGAGTTTTTTTGATATTAATTAAGTCGTTCAAACCTTGCTTTTCCAGCGACTGAACCACCGTCTCATCCGACCAATTGACTCCGGTTGGTGTCTTACGTGTTGAAACTGTGCCAAATGGCGTCTCGATTCGTGCCTTTGGATCATCTTTCCGTAACTTAGTTAAATAATCAGCAAACAGCCCCTCAAAAAAAGCACGGCTATCTTGGTTAGCTTGCAACTTAGATTCGAGCCAAGTATCAATTGATTCCTTTTGCTCCAATGCAACTTTCTTTAGTTCATCATCCTTAGCAGCTAGTGCGCGATATTTACGCATCGCCCACGTAGCAGAACTCAAATCTGTGATTTCAAACTTAGGATTATTTACAACTTCATCATTTTCTAAATCATATTTTTCTAGTGCATCCATTATTTCTCCTCCTCAAACTTGTTGTGTCCAAGATAAGTGACCAACCGCACCTCTGGGCAATATCCATAGAGTGCCAATACAGCACTCTGATAGCTGTCGTGACCGCCATCCTTAAAGTTTTCAAGGTAGTTATCAATGTCGATCAGATCATTGTAGATATAGACCGGCTCATCTTCATCATCAATGACCCAATAGCGGCTACTGACCAGTAATGGCTCACCGTTGGTATCTAGCACCTTGGGAACAGCCGTACTGGCATCGTCCTGATGCCGGTAAAATCGAGTATAAGAAATTGTCACGCCATTTAATGCCATTGCAACCACCACCCGTCTGGAGTAGAATTAATGTTATAGAAATAGGATAAGTGCAATTCATTTTCGAGTTCTGACGGCCAGGTCAGGACTCTTTTTTTATGCCATAGTTTCATCGATCGACGACCTCCAATCCGTTAGTGAACATTTCAAATGGTTCGTGGCCACACTGCTTAATGACAGCAATTTGCTTATTCGACTTTCCGTAAACGTCCGGCTTGAGTTCTACTACTTTGCCAACACCAGCAGACACCATCTTGATACCTGCGGCATACGTATCTTCGTAACTGACCTTGTCACCAACATTAATTTTCATGTTGATCCTCCATTCCAAAAAAGTTTTTCCAAAATGGTGTCCATCCGCCGGCACGCACCACTGACTTACGTAGCTGATAACCAGCTGAGGCGATCAATACAATTACTGTTAGCCAGAAGGCTATGAAGCCAACTAGCAGATAAACTTCGTACATATATATAACCATTCCTTTCCGTTGATACGTTCTTAACCCTATTGATTTACCAAGATTCTAAAGCTACATATAACCATTCCTTTTTAGGCGTATAATTAATTTTGAGGTGATTTTATGAATAGTTCAGAAATTTTGCAAAATGCTCTTTCAAAGACCGACAACGTTTTTAACATTCACTTTGATAGTGGAACCGAATTGTTTATCAGAGGCCCTTTAGGCGGTAAGGGACGTGTACCAGACAATTTGCTTATAACTGCCAATCTCACCGATGAATCTGGAAATATTCTCAGCAGCATCATTTTCGATCCAAATAAAGTAGAGTTCTTTTATCCTCACATAAAATCGAAATAGTTATGCTAGTTCGATAGCCATTATTCAAACTGATCGAGGTGAATAGTATGGTTAGACTATTTGAACCAGGTACTGACAACGTTCCAATCGGTAAATATCTTGAAGTTGGCCCTCGAGGTGGAAAGCTTAAGAATCCAAGACAAGCTACCATACGCATATCTGGTCATCGTTTACCACCAGTTAGTGCCAATACTCACAACAAGTGGAAGCATGCTAGCAGGCAAACAGACTAATGTTCATGATATGACATGGTTTTTAAAAAACTTTCAATTACACCTGAGCTGTCTTTCCCAAGATCCAGAACATAGCTTTTAATGGAATAGCACCACACCAGTCCTAAAAAATTAAGTTGAATCCAAGACTCAAATACAACTTCGTTTTTTTCGTTACGATATTCTGTAATGTAATGATGAATCATTTTTATCATCTACCTTATGCTGTCTTCTTTTTTCAGTTATATACTTGAGTTATTCCAATTAATCGAGGTGATAAAATAATGGAAATTAAAATTAATACTCCAAAAGGAATGCCCAAGGATTTCAAAGTAATTGAGCAACGTGCTGATTTCGCCAAGGCACGTTATGAATACTCCAATGGGTTAATCCTAATCATTGAGCAAACCGCTGGGAAAGCAACGCTTCTCTCTAATTTCAATTGGATTAAACAGGCAGACGGATCCCTCACACCTAATTACGATTCTCCAAATAACAATTTTCAGGATCAGAACTAGTAATTTATCCTTTTGCTTCTAACAATAGTTCCTTTTGGGGTTATGGTTACTGAGCTGTTCCCATTCTTATGGGCTTCCGTGTTACTTGCGATAACATGGAGGTCTTTTTCAATTGCCCATAAAACGTTGATCAGTTTCTTCATGTTGTTTCCTCCTTATGCTGTCTGCTCAGCTTCAATTTGCTTAAAAATAATTCTATCCACCCTTTAAGTGACATAATTGTCACAAAGGAGGTGAAAAGATGTCAGATCAACACGTTATTCCTGATGGTAAAGGCGGTTAGAATGTTAAAGGTGCCGGGAATTCCCGAGTAACCGTACACTTAGACAACAAGGCGGACGCTGAAAAACGTGCCCGTGAAATTGCTAAGAATCAGCATTCCGAACTTGTGGTTCATAATCGTGATGGAAAAATCTCTCGCAAAGATAGTCACGGTCATGACCCACGCTCTATCAAAGGCTAGTTAACGTTTGGATAGAGCTTTACCAAGTAACCGGTAGCAGGGGTGGCATCGTCAGTGCTAATCTCTGCTACTTTTTTACCCTCATCCGTTACAACTACGATGCGGTCCCAATTCTTGCTATTCAGCATTGATCCATCGAAATCAGGATCATTGGCTGGATGTACAACAACGCATGGTACGTTTTCCATTTCTTTCTTCATTATTTGTCCTCCTTATGCTGTCTGCTCAATACGTGGCAAAATTCCTTTCGATTTCAGGAAACTGTATAAGAACTCTTGCCCTTTTTGCGTCCACTTCATTGTGTTGCGAACTTGTTCCAGTCCTTTACTGTCCTTATACGGAAATGGCTCAACGTGCGTGTATCCTAGATTCTGATACTTGGCATACAACAGCCATGTTTTACCTTGCTTGTATTGAATACCCAGTCCGTGCAGCAGCTTGTTAAACTCACACGGTGAGTAGCCGTAGTTCTTAGCGATTACCGAGATTGTTTCTAATCCTGGATTAGCAAGGATCTTTTGAGTGTAATCCGCAGCCGGCTTAAGCTTCTGATTCTCTTCCATCGAATCAGCCAAGGCTCGTAATGCACTTGGGTAATCTTTCGGCAATGGTAGTTGCTGTTTGGATTTAGCTTGCTTTTCCATGGAAATGAAATATTGACGAGCTTGCTTACCTTTCTTAGTTCGTTGGATCATGGATAGCTCTTTTGCCATATCCAAAGTCAAAGCATGATTTACCTGTGGACGACCACCACTAGGTTTTAGACTTTTTTGACTAAAACTTGTAAAATCAACGTTTTCAGTAAATCCATACTCAATCATGCGATCAATCCATTTTGTATATTGAGTGTCGACTTCGAGAAAATCATGCAAGTCCCGACCATCGACAGCAACGGAACCGTTACTTTGCTTAACTGTTTTGATTAATTCATTCATTTGTATCATTCCTTTCTATACTGATTGTTCGATAGGAAACTTCGGATTTTCCGAAGTCGGGTTTAAAAAAATATCGTTTACAGAAACATGCAAGGCTTTTGCCAGTTCATCTAGTCGATCATAGTTTGCCTTCCGTAGTGAATAAACATCACTTTCATAGCTAGAAATCGTCCGTTCAGTAATGCCCGTTTCCCTTGATAGATCAGCCTTTGACATGCCTCTAATTCCTCGCCATTGCGAAAGAGTAAACTTTTCTTCCTTAACCATTGCTTCATCTCCTCTTGTTTACAGTTACTAATATACGCTTCGGTTTTTCCGAAGTCAACCTGAAAAATCGGAAAATCCGAAATTATGTTTCGGAAATGCCTTTCGGTTTTTATGAAACAATGCTATAATTAGCTTATAAATTAAGGGAGGGAAATTAAAAATGTTTTCTGATAATCTGAAATATCTGCGAGAGAAAAATAATATGGATCAAATTGAACTTGCTACAAAGCTGGGACGTAAGAGTACCTCCTCAATCAGCGAATGGGAAAAAGGAAAATACCAGCCTAAAGCTGGTGTGCTCTCTGATATTGCACATATCTTTAATGTTAATTTGGACGATCTAATGAACAAAGATTTACGCAATGAGAACGAGACATCATCTTCTAATCCTGATATACTAAGTATTTTCAATCAACTAAATCTAAAACGCCGGCGCACTGTTCTAAAATTTGCTGTTAAACAGTTAGACGAACAAAGACAGGAAAATAAAAACGTCATTACTTTTCCTAACAAGCATAATACAACTACTGTTGAGGTCGACGGCGTGCTATCAGCTGGTGTTGGTGAATACTTAGACGATAACAATGAGTCATTCTCTGTAACTGTACCAGCACCAGTTCCTGATAATTACGACTATGCTTTTAAGATTAATGGTAGTTCAATGGAACCGTATTACCACGATGGACAAGTTGTTTTCGTTAAGAAGGTTGGCCAATATCGAGATGGCCAGACAGTTGCCGCTATCTATGATGGGTGTGCTTATCTTAAACGTTTAGCTGTCGATGACGATGGACATGCAACATTGGTTTCACTTAACCCCGACTATCCTAATGTACGTATTGACGACAAGGAAGGCATAAAGTTGCTCGGTGTAGCATTTTCATAAGTCCCCTATATGGGGACTTCTCTTAGCACTTCAAAAGAACGTACGTTTGATTAGCCGGGTGGTTGGTCATGGGTCCGAGTCCTATGTAATCAGTCGAGTCACAACTTAAATATGGAGGTTGCTATTATGACAACGTTTGAATTAGAAGAATACTTGGAAGCACATAGCCAGATTGTCGACAATTTTCGGGATAAATATGATGCGTTCCTAAACGAACAAAACGCAGACCGCTCCACCAATAAGAAGTGGAGTAGCCTGCGCATTAAAAATGAGACCAGCAGTGCTGTCATCAAATTCATTAGCAATATCCAAGCCAAATTGAGTTCAGTCATGAAGCCCCGTCAGCGAAAGTCTTATGATGGCTGGGTTGATTATATGGAACGCAATGAAACCATTGATAGCTTGGAAGAATCCCTAATGGATCTGGATTTTGTTTAAATAAATACCACTGGCACTCGATATTAGCGGTATGATTATACTAATCAGGAGGTAATTCTATGAAAATTATTAACGTTGCTTTGCATGTAAAACCTGAAATGAAGCCACAGTATGAGGCGTTTGTAAACAAATTGGTTGTCTGCTCTTCAAAGGAAACTGGTAATGAATTCTATGGTCACTTTAAATCATTGATCAATGACAACGAATACGAAATAATCGAACATTGGAAGGATCAAGCAGCAGTCGAATCACACAACGAAACTCCCCACTTTCAGAATTTCTTAGATCACATTAATGATTATTTAACATCAGCCCCAGAAATCACGCGAATGGACTACTAATGATCGAAGTTATCTGTTAAAGGGGGCGCTCACAATGCTTTTGTTGCTAACACTCATAGTTATATGGGCAGGGTACAAATTCTTCACGCAGTGGATATGGTGGATCATAGGCATCATGCTGCTAATAGACGTATGGAAGATTGTTACGTCATGGCCAGCGTTACTGATAATTGCCGGCACATGTTTCTACTTGCTATATAAGCGTCACAAGGAAAATATGCCACGCAAAAAGGTTAAACCAACACTTTCTGATCCGGTTAATATGCAGGGAAAACACTTTTAAAATAGTCACATTTAATATTGCACAAAAAATCCTCCAGCATTAAACTGGGAGGATTTTTTGGAGATATTATTGGAGTATATGTACTTAATAAACTCTCCATCAACACCCGTTGACAAAGAACCATTTTAATACACTCAAACAATATTTGTTAATACAAAAAGGGCTACTTCAAAAATTTGAAGTAACCCTTTTTTTAAACTAAACCATTTCTAATCGAACAAGCTTTAATTATTCGAATGAAGAACCTGGAGTAGTCGTAGTCTTTTGGTTGTGAACTGGAGAAATACCAGTCTTAACAGTAGCGGTGTAGATACCTACAGCAGAACTGTCACTAGAATAATTACCATCACGAGAACTTACAAGCTTGTATTCAGTGTAAGTACCTGACTTAGCCAAGACATCATCACTTGATGTCTTGTCTTGAGCCTTAGTAGTCTTATCATAGTTATCAGTGTACAAGGTTGCAGCATTAGCCTTAGTCAAGTAATCAATAACATTCTGAGCAGTGAAGGCAGCACCATCAGCGCCTGCGAATGGGGTAGTTAATGATGGAACAGTAACTACAGTATCAGCAGCAGTACTCAAAGTCGCAGTAGCAGCAGTAGTATTAGTTGAAGGAACTAAAGCAGTGTTATGAGTAGGGTCGCTGGTAGTTTGAAGTAATTGAATCTTCATACCAACTTCCTTACCCTTAGTTACATAAACAGTAACTGTATCACCACTCTTAGCATTTAACAAAGCGGCTTGGTTAATTGTGTTTGTGGTAAGATCACCAACAGTGTAACCAGTACCCTTCAATACACTATTGTTCCAGTCAGCCTTCTTAGCTTGATCTAAAGCATCAACACCAACGGCAGTACCCTTAACTTTTGCAGTATCAGTAGATGCGGAGTTAGTGTCATTGTTAGCCTTTAGGTTTTGAAGAACAGTACTCTTAACAGTAGTACCATCAGTGGCTACAAGGTTAACCTTAACATCGGATGCTTGGTTGTAAGCAACTGATGAATCAGTAGTAACGGCGCCACTATAAATCCAGCCACTAACTGAAGGATGAGTAGCATCTTTAACGTAGTAGTATAAGCTACCTTCTTTTGTCTTAGTAGCTGCATCAGTAATCGTTAACTTATCACCAGCAAATGGAGTCGTATTAACAACGTTCTTCTTTGCGTTAATATCAGTGTTCTTTGGAGCAGTCCAAGTAACATTAGCAGTACCAGGATTTGCAAAGTAAACTGTAGTTTGTGAAGGAACAGCTGCCTTAGTCATAGTATCAGTAGTCTTGATACCACCGGCAAAAGTGCCGGCAGTCTTACCACCGTAGATGTAACCACGGTACTTCTTGTCCATGGTAACGATCTTGTAGTATACGGAACCACGGTTAGTGGTCTTAGTACCGTATGCGTAGAAAGTGTCGCTAGACTTCTTAGAAGCAGCTAACTTAGCAACTGTCTTCTTAGAAGCAACGACCTTAGCACCCTTAACAGTACCTGGCTTTGAGTAAATAGCATTAGTACCGTTTACCAAAACATTTTGACCCTTAGTAAGGGCGGTATATGAGCCTGCAGTTGCATAGCTCTTAGCACTTGCAGTAGTGGTAGTAACAGCTGAAAGACCAGCTAAACCTAACACTGCAGCGCCTACATAAATAGACTTTGCGAATGATGAACGCATAGATGAAAACCTCCTGTAATTTCTTTATTAGCAAAAACATTATGTAAATGTCCACAATCATTCTTGCTAACAAAGATTATAACATACGACGTCTATTATGCCAAAAGAAAACTTTAAGAAGTTCACAAAAAATTCACATTTGTAAAAAAATCCATAAAAAAACCCTTCAACAGGTCAGCGGAAGGGAAGAAATCAAGGATTCATCTATGCAGGAACAATTATATCTTATATGTAGCAAAAAAGCAATATCAATGAAATATTTGTAACAAAAAAGGACGCCCTGCTTGAAGGAGCGTCCAATCTTCAAAGAAGGAAGAATAAAAACCAACTTTAAAGAAATCTCTTCAAGTATAATAGCTTATAATTCCAGTAAAGTCAAACTAATTTTTGCCTTTTTAGGGCTAGTTTTGAGATTGACCAGACTAGATTTAATATGTTAATATTCAATTGTTCTTCTATGAGATAGTCTGAACGTGCATAAAATATGGATAGCTAATCGTAGGCTATCCATATTTTATTTTCTAATCGCTACAATAATTTATAAATGCTATGATGTAAAAGTTCCAATCCTTCGGAACATCCTCATCTTTAGAAAAGCCACTCAAAGTTACCCTCAGTACACAACTTCTTTGGTGGCTTTTTTTATATTTGTCTTGACGGGTTACGGTTTTCCATTCAGTTTAGAGGGAGTGACGTTTTGAGCGCAGAATTGTTCCCTGGAAACAGCTATTTGGAATAACTGAACCAGAGTACAATTCTACTACTAAAAGTTTCCCCTTAGTTCGTCGGTCGTTAACGCCCGTCGCTTGTCTGTACAATTGCGGTATTGCTACCACCACTCATTATAAACCTACGTTTTCGGTTTAGCCTACTAAAAAACGCCCTAGAAGGCGTTGATGATACGTATTTATGTTTGTTCGATCACCAACTAATCAATGGCACCAAGCCGAAGCTTCGTTTTACCACCCGCGCCGTTAATGGTCGCGCTCACCATTCACCACCCAGCCGTACAGATAGCCTTGTTGTGGTATAGCCAGACTTATTGAAGTCGCACTGGCAAACGTGTCCCCTTGGATTTAGACCCCAGCTTGTCCCCTAGGGCTTTAAAAATCGCACCGGCCATGATATAATAATCTATAAATTCAATAGACTTTTGTGGCGCTCACCAATTCCCGTTGGTGGGTGTTTTTTTGTATGTATTTTAATAGTCTCTTTGCTTAGCAACCTCTATGCAGTAAGAGTAACCCTTAAGCTGTGGCTTGTCAACTTTATAATAAATTATAAATAATAAATTATTTATTTTAAATTACTTATTATTTATTTTAAATTACTCCGTGCTTGTGTTATTCTAATCTTATTAGGAGGATATGCT